AAGAGTAGCAAAATGCTACCCTCTGATATTGCCGAGAAGATTAAGCAGTACGACCGGGAATATGACTTTCGCGTAATGGTTGCAGATACAGGCGGTTTAGGAAAGAGCATCGTAGAAGAGTTTCGTTATCGTCACGGTTTAGCAATACGAGCTGCGGAGAAACGGAATAAGCTGAGTTACATTGAATTAATGAACTCGGATTTATCGGCGAGTAGAATAAAAGTCTTAGAAGGCTGTAGCGTTTTGGACGAGTGGCGACTGCTCCAGTGGGACGAAGACCGGCCCAAAGAAGACGACCGCTTTGAAAACCACCTATCGGATGCGGCACTATACGCTTGGCGTGAGTCTCGGCACTATGCGAGTGTACCAAGAGAAGTAGAGCCCGAGGTTGGTTCCGAGGAATATTACAAGCGCTTAAGCGACCGGCACGAAAAGCAACTACTCGACAAATTAGAGCATGGAGAAGGGAGTCTATGGTGGGAAAGTATACGGCACTAGATGACCAAATCGTAGAGATGGTTATGTTTATGCGTAAAAACGGGGTCAAGCGATTGGTCATGACCGATAGCGGAATCGAAGTTGAATTCCAGGACCGGGGGCCTATGAACGTGTACCCCGAGTTAAACTCCACCGGCTCCGACGAAACCTCATATTACTACATCGATAAGGACAAAAACTAATGTACAAGCCTAAAGAATTTTGGTGGGAGCAAGCCAAGGATATCCACGATGATGTGTTTTCGGCGGTTACGACACTAGCCGAGGACCAGAACTATAGGGCGAAGGATAATCTCAGTTGGTTGCGCCTGTTCTCGAACGTAAATGCTAGCGGGTTGAATTCTGATAGCTATTCTCGGCGCTCGGGTACTCGGGCCGATGACGTTACCCTGAATATTGTGCATTCGATGTGTACGACGGTAACGAGTAAGATTGCGAAGAACCGGCCCAAGGTTACTTTTCTGACTTCCGGCGGTGACTGGTCCTTAAAGCGTAAGGCTAAATTGCTTGATAAGTTTGTGAACGGGCAGTTCTACGCCACCGATATCTATACGACTGCTCCCAAGGTGTTTTTAGACGCCACCGTGTTCGGTACGGGTGTGATGAAGATTTATCAGGACGGCGAGCGGATTGTTGCGGAGCGCGTGTTTCCCAATGAGATAATTTCCGATGATGCTGAAAGTTTCTACGGAAAACCTCGACAAATGTTCCAGCGTAAGATTGTATCTCGTGAAGTGCTCTTAGCTGCGTATCCTGAGTTCGAAAAGGAGATTCTAAATGCTTCAAAGGCTGAAACGAATAACTCCGGTGAAAGTGTTACGTCAAATCAAGTCGAGTGCGTGGAAGCTTGGCATTTGGCTAGTAAAAAGGGTTCCGCTGATGGCCGCCATTGTATCTGTTTAGATAATGTCACTTTATTAGACGAACCATACGATAAAGACTTCTTCCCATTCGTTTTCATTCGTTGGACCGAGAATTTACTCGGTTTCTGGGGTCAGGGACTTGCTGAACAGCTTTTAGGGGTTCAAGTCGAGATAAATAAGCTTCTGAACCGCATTCAAGAGCAAATGCACCTTGCAACACCCAAAGTCTTCATCGAAACGGGCTCTAAAATCTCCAAGGCCCATATTAACAACGAGGTTTGGGGTGTAATTGAATATACCGGGACTAAACCGGACTTTCATGTACCTAGAACGACTACCGGCGAGGTATTTTCTCACCTGGACAGGTTGTTTGGCCGTGCTTATGAGGTTGCCGGAATTTCGGAGATGGCGGCACAGGCTAAAAAGCCCGCTGGTTTAGACTCCGGGGTAGCTATTCGGGAGTTCTCCGACATCCAATCCGAGCGCTTTATGTTGGTAGCTCAGGCGTATGAGAACTTATTTTTGACAGCTGCCCGTCAAATGATTGACATCGCACGGGACATTGAAGAGCAGGGCAATACTTACGAGGTGATTAGCCACGGGGATAAGTATATTGAACGCATTAAATGGGGAGAGATTGACCTTGAAGAAGACCAGTATGTTATGCAGATTTATCCGACTGCGCTATTATCAACTACTCCGGCCGCAAAGTTACAAACGATTCAAGAGATGGCACAAACGGGGCTCTTAAACCCCACCGAGGCCCGTGCTTTACTCGATTATCCAGATTTAGAAGCTGTAAACCAGTTGGCTACTGCATTTATTGACGACGTGGACCTTTTGATTGAGGAAATGATTGAAAAGGGGCGTTATCATCCCCCGGAAACGTTCTCTAATCTTGAATTTGCGATTCAAAGGGTCCAGTCGGCTTATTTACGCGCAAAAATTGACAAGGTTCCGGAAGAGCGCCTTGAATTGCTCCGCCGGTACATGGATGACGCAATTCGGGTAATTCAGACCCAACAAATGGCACAACAAGCGACCCAACAAGCGATGGCACCTATGGAGGGGGCTCCCGCACCAGGTGGTGGGGCTCCTGCGCCGGGGGCTCCGCCGACGGAAGGAGCACCGCCAGAAGCGGGAATTGAACCTGGGGCAATGCCGCCTGCAATCGCTGAACAAATCGCTGGAATGCAATAAACCTTTAAATTCACACTACTAGGAGAAAATTATGTCTGAAGCGGAAGTATCTGCGGCCGAAATTGTTGAACAAGCCCAAGGGGGGGAAAATGAAGTTCAACCTGAAGTTTCTGAACCGGGTAATGGGGCGGCGGAAATCCAAGAACCGCCTTCAAATGGAGGTGAGGTGGTGGAGCCGGGTGAGTCACAAGCTGAACGAGCTGCGTTTGCTCGACAGTTTGCAAACCTCGCTAGACAAGAAAGACGGTTCCGAGAAGAAAAACAAGAATTCAAAGGGGTAAAAAAGAAAGCCACTGAACTAGAGGGCCTGCAAGATATGGCCAAATCCGACCCTATGCAGTTCTTGGAGAAGTTCGGAATCTCCTATGATGCCCTAACTCGGCGGGTAATTAATGATGGTAATGTCGCAATTGAGGACGTGGTTGCTCAACAGGCAAAAGAAATCGAGGCATTAAAAGAATTAAATCGAAAACAAGCTGAAGACCGAGAAAATAGGTCGAAAAAGAGGGAATACGAACAGACTTATAACGGATTTATTGACAAGGTTAAAGAATTCGTCGAGAATAATGATCAATACGAGATGATTAAGGCTCACGATGCCTATCATACCGTTTACGAGGTCATGCAAGAGCAATTTGCTCACGATGGCACCGTGCTTGAATATGACCAAGCGGCCAATATGGTGGAACGGTATTACGAGGATGAAGCCGAACGCTATTTTAAGAGTAGCAAGCTGAGAGATCGTTATAAGGGACACTGGCAACCTGAGCCAGAAGAAGCGCAAGACGTTAAGCCTAGCCAGCCAGCAGCAAAACCAAGGCCAAAAACATTATCAAATCAATTAACGTCGCAGACGCCTGCACGTAACGATGAACTTCTATCTAGAGAAGAATCATTAGCGAGGGCGGCTGCTATTATGCGCGGCGAGATTTAACTTTGTAGTTTTCTCGCCCTTATAGCGAGGAAAATCATGGCCTTAACTACAGCGGTTACAGAAGCCCTAAAAGAACATTACAAAGCTCAACGAATCAAAGAGATGGTTTATAAGAATAACCCATTGCTCGCTTTGATGCCTAAATATACGAAATTCGGCGGCGAGAATATGCCGATTCCGATTATCACCACCGGCCCACAACGGCGGTCGGCTACGTTTGCCACTGGGCAAGCCAATACTTCAACCTCTAGTCTTAAGCAGTTCCTTTTGACCCGTGTAAGCGATTATTCTTTTGCGTCAATTTCGCATGAGGCAATCAAAGCGAGTCAGGGCAATGCTGACGCGTTTATTCGCTACGCTACCATGGAAATCGATGGGGCTATTCATAGCCTTAAGCGGTCCTTGGCTGTTTCGATGTATCGCGATGGTTCTGGCTCTATTGGTCAGTCAGAGGATAACCCCGATGGCAGTTACGCAGACCTGACGCTCACCAATGCCGATGATGTGGCAAATTTTGAAGTTGGGATGGAAATTGCTTTCTACGATAACGACGGAACCGGCAGTGCGCCAAGTACAGCTAGAAGCCAAAACCGCACCATTAGCGCGATTGACCGTTCTGCAACTCTTAAGCAATTAACGTTTTCATCAAATATCCACGTTGACATTGCGGCATTTGACCACCTTGTTCAAGCGGGTGATTTGGATGCAAAGATTAGCGGCCTAGAAGCTTGGTGCCCTGAATCGGCTCCTGGCTCGGGTGCATTCTTCGGTGTTGACCGTACCACTGACGCAACCCGCCTTGGCGGTAATCGTTCTGATGGTAGTGCAAAGCCAATTGAAGAAGCGCTGATTGACGGCTTGAGTTTGGCGGCGCGTAACGGTGGACGACCAAGCCATGTTTTCATGGACTACACTTCTTACGCGAATCTTGAGAAGGCCCTTGGGTCTAAGGTTCAGTATGACAAGCTGAAGGCGTCAGATGCTAATGTTGGCTTTACCTCTTTGAAGCTTCACGGTCCCGCCGGGACTGTTGACGTTATTCCTGATATTAACTGCCAGTCTAACGTTGCTTGGGCGCTTCAACTTGATACCTGGGCTCTAAACAGCTTGGGCGAGGCTCCGCAAATTTTAGACCTTGATGGTAACAACATGCTCCGTGAAAACTCCGCTGACGCTTATGAAGTACGCATGGGCTTTTACGGAAACGTTGCTTGTGTTGCTCCTGGTTGGAACACGCGTATCAAATTGGCTTAAACCTTGATTAGGAAAGGAGCCTAGATATGGCGAATAGAGATTTTAAGGATGT